AAGACGCGAATCCGGGGGAGACGCGGACGGTCGATACAGTGGTTATTGACTCGCCCCTCGTGGACGGGATGGAAACCCTCGCCGCGCTCAACCCCGACCGAATCGTTATAGGAATGGATATTGGGGACGGGAAAGCCTCCACCCCGATCTATCTCGGACTGCTCGAAGATAACGAGAACCTACTTGATCTTTACGTCGATACTGGAGGGGAGGGGTAAATGGACGACTCGGAACCGGTCGAACTGGATGTTGCCCCCGAGTCTCGGCGGTGTCTTTATTGCGAGGGGCGGTATCGCGCCGGACACCACGACCCCGACGATATCGCGACTCGGTAGAACGAAGTATAACTACAACCGCGTAAGGGGTTGAACTTTTAACTGGATCGAGGATTGACGGTGAGTAGAACGGTAGGTAAGGGTAGACCGACCAAGACGAGCCGGATCACCCCTCGACAACAGAAGTACATCGACCACTACTTGCTCCATCGGAAGCCGGAGGAAGCGGCCAGGACTGCGGGGTACAGTACGCCGGGGGTCATGGGTTACAAGCTGCTCGACCCAAAGCAGTTCCCCCTTGTCGCTAAGGCTTGTAGCGAGGCTCTCGCCGAACAATCGAAGCGAACCCTCTTAAAAGCCGACGACGTGTTGCGGTACATTCACTCAGCGATCGAATTCAACCCCTTGAAGTGGTTCATAGCTAGTGAGGATGGGGACTGGATTATTACGGAAGAGAACTATCGGAGTCTCCCGGATGAAGTAGGTAAGCTGATCGAGAAGGTGACGCGGAAGGTGAAGGAGGTCGAGGTCAACGGGGAGACGAAACGGGAGGTCTGGTTCAAGGTCGAGTTCGTGTCGAAGACCGTGGCGATGAGTCTCGCTGCTAAGCATCAACTCGGCGAGAAGATGACGGTCACGACGGTGTCGGTCAACTGGGACGACCTCTTGAAGGGGAAGCCGATGCTCCCCTCTGAAGACCCGATCGAGGTCGAGATTCTGTCGATCAAACCGAACCCCGCTAAGCTCGGGCCGAATTCCGACGAGACGAGTAGTGACTAACCGGTCCCATATCTACGACCCCGTCGCGTTCTTCAAGACCCTCTGGCCGGGGGTCTTCTTCTACTCCCACCAGCGCGACGTGATCTACTCGGTCGTGGAAAACAAGGAGACCTACGTTCCGGCGGGGAATAAGCTCGGTAAGGACTTCGTAGCGGGTGGTCTCATTCTCTGGTTCTTCATGACTCGAAACCCAGTCCGAATCGTGACGACCTCGGCGCGGGACGACCACCTACGAGTCCTCTGGGGCGAGATCGAGCGGTTCGTAAACACCTGTGCCTACTCGCTCGACCTCCGCAAGGGGGGTTGTCTCCGGATGAACCACCAAGATATCCGGAAGGCGATCGGGAACGCGATCTGTCCGATCTCTTACGTGAAGGGGATGGTCGCTTCGCCCGATACGATCGCGGCGATGCAAGGACACCACGCTAACCCGAGTACGGTCGAGGAAGCGAACGACGGAGTACCAAGGACGCTGTTCGTCGCGGACGAATGTAGCTCGGTCCCGACCGAGTACAAGACGATGGCCCAGACTTGGTATCAACGCGCCCTCTTCCTCGGGAACACTTGGCCTTGCGCGAACTTCTGGGAGAAGGACGTTGAGGCCGGGGACATCGAGCGTCCCGAGGGGAGTAACGAAGGGGGTAAGCTCCGAAAGATCGTCCGGATCACGGCCGAAGATAGTCCCAACGTCCGACTCGGATTGAATGAACAACTGAACGGGTGGGAGCCGTCGGGTCGCGTCCTCGTTCCAGGGGTGAAGACTTGGAACGAGTTCCTCGAACAACGCGCGACCTTGGACCCGATGGAGGCGGCGGTGATCCTCTACGCCCAGTTCTACAAGGGCGCGGAGGTGATGTTGTTCCCGACGGAATGGTTAACCCGATCCCGACAACTCGCGGCGTCTTTCGAAGCGGACGAAGGTAAGAAGCGGGACCGGCGAACGGCCAAGGCGATCGGGATCGACCCGGCCGAAGGGGGGGACAAGACCTCGATGTGCGCCGTGGACGAGTACGGGGTACTGGACATCGTCTCGAAGAAAACCCCGAGGACGGACGTTGTAACGGCCGAAGCGATCGCGTTCATGAAGAAGTGGAACTGCCCCCCCGAGTCCGTCATATTCGACCGAGGGGGTGGGGGTAAGCAACACGCCGACCGTCTACGGCAACAGGGGTACGACGTTCGCACCGTCGCCTTCGGGAGCAACGTGGACGTGGAACCAAAGCGAGGGATGACTCTCTTTCCGGAAAAGTTCGAGGCAAAGGAAGACCGGTACACCTACAAGAACCGTCGGGCTCAGATGTACGGTGAATTGAGCGTCTTACTCGACCCTTCCGAGGGGGACGGGTTCGCGATCCCGGCCCGCTTCGCCGCGATATTCGAGCAGCTCCGACCGATCCCGAAGAAGTACGACCCGGAGGGGCGATTGGTCCTCCCTCCGAAAAATAAACGCTCGGCGGACTCGAAAGAGGTTACTCTAGTGGAACTAATCGGACACTCACCGGACGAAGCCGACGCACTAGTGCTCGCGGTTCACGGCATGCTCCACGCGAAACGGAAGCCGACTGCCGGTGCCCCGGAGGGATGGAGATAGACCCCGAAGATCGCGCCCGCTCAGGAGAAACGATGGACACCCGAAACGGATCGACGCCGAAAACAAGTCACATCCACAGCCCGCCTCGCGAGACGTTCACCGCGAACGAGTTGGAGCGGTTGGAATCGATCGTCGGCAACGCCACGACGTTCTCCCGAAGGATGATGGAGGCGTTCTTCGATCCCCGACGCAACTACTATGAGGAGTGCGGTTATCCGCTCAACGGCCCTATCGAACCGCGACAGTTGCACAACCTCTACGAGCGTGAGGCGATCGCGGCTCGGGTCGTCGAGGTGATGCCTAAGGAGTCGTGGCAGACCTCGCCCGAGGTCTACGACTCTGAGGAGGAAGAGAAGACGCCGTTCGAGACGGCGTGGGACGAACTCAACCTCTCCCTTCGGGGAGAGGAGAGTTGGTACAAGGACGCCGAAGGGTTGCCGGTCTGGGAATACCTCCTCCGCGCCGACATCCTCTCAGGGATCGGGACTTACGGGGTGATTCTGCTCGGACTGTCAGACATGCGAGGGGACGACGGACTATCGAAGCCGGTCCGGAAGGGTAAGAGTCTGAAGCTCACGTCCCTCCGCGTCTTCCCCGAGGCGTTGGCGACGATCTCCGCCTACGAGACGAACCGAACGAGTCCGAGGTACGGCCGCCCGATCCAGTACCAAGTCACCTTCAACGACCCCGAACTCGATTCCGCCGGGGGGTTCGGCGCTCCGGCGTCGGTATCGGTCAACGTCCACTACTCTCGGATCGTCCACCTGACGGACAACAACCATACGTCCTCGTCGTCGGAGGTCTTCTCCCCGCCGAGGATGAAACCCGTCCTCAATCCGATCCTGGGTATCCAAAAGATCGCTTGCGCCTCCCCCGAGGCGTTCTGGAAGGGGTGTCTCAACCTACTCGCGCTAGAGACTCACCCCCAACTCGGTGGTGACGTGAACGTGGATCTGTCTAGTCTCCGGAGCATGGTCGAGAACGTCCAGAACGGGATGCAGAAGTGGATGTCGTTGATGGGTATGAGCGCGAAGTCGATCGCGCCGACCGTGACCGACCCGACGACGCACCTCGATAAGCAGATTGAGCTAATCTGTATTAAGCTCGGAATCCCCGTTCGCATCTTCAAGGGGTCGGAGCGGGGCGAACTGGCTTCGACGCAAGACGACGGTGCGTGGAATGACCGAGTCCGACAGAGGCGGTACGGATACATCACCCCTCGGATCATCGTTCCGTTCGTGGATCGCCTTATCTCTCTCGGGATACTTCCGGAACCGGCCGAAGAGGGGTATCACGTCTATTGGTCTGACCTCGAATCGCACGACAAGCTGACGAAATCGACGATCGCGAAGACCCAGACAGAGACTCTCGCGGCGGCGGTTTCGGGGAACGTCATGGCTGTTACAGGCGACGAGTTGTTCTTGACCGAGATAATGGGATTCGACCAGCGGCTCGCCGAAGCGATGATCGAGGCCGGGGCCGAGAAGGAACAAGAGATGGCGGACTTGACTGCCGAGCGCGATCTAGAGGCCCAACGCGCTGGGAGCGAACTCGAAATGGATCAACAAGGCGAGCGAATCGACCGGGGGTTGGAATCCGACCCGGCGATGGACCAGTTCTCGAAGTTGACTGGGGGTGAAGACGACGAGGATGAAGAAGACGACATCGGGGACGACGAACGTCTACTCAAAATAGCGAAGCAAGTTCGGAACGAGGGAGGAGAACTTTGGGATTGGCAATGCGATTCTCCGGTAACTAACGCAACTAAGAAGAAGTTGACCGGTGGTAAGTGGGTTACTCTCGACAACGGGGTAAAAGTCTACCTCAAGTCGGGACGGATCGAAATCGGTCCCAAGGCGTTAAAAGACAAGATGAACGACGATGCGAAGTGGGCCAGTATGGAAGCGTGGGCGGAATCGGGCAAGGTCGCGGCCGGTAAGGGAAACCCGAAGAAGGCGAAGAAGGCTCACGACGTGGCGGCGGAAAAGGCGAAAGCCGTCTACGACCATAAGACTTCCGACGAACATTCGGAAGCGTCGGAAGCAGCCGGAGGAAAGTTCACCCCGAAGCCTCCGAAACTAAATAAAGAAGATGCAGCAGCGTTCAAAGATTACTCGGAAGACTACGGATACGATATTAACCAAGACCTCCGCAACGGAGACAAACCCACCGGGCGTTCGGCTGAAGTGGCGGAGCGAGTTTCTAAAGTAATACAGTCCCAACCCGAGTTCCCCACCCCGGTCGAGACGTTCCGAGGGTTGAGTTGGACCCATAAGGAAGACCGAGAAGCGTTCGTTAAAGGCCTCAAACCCGGAGGAACCTTACAAATGGCTGGGTTTCAATCCACCAGTATCGACCGAAAATTCGTCGAGGGGGCTTTTGAGGGGCGTCCGGGCGGGTCGGTTATGATGGTGATTAAAGCAAAGAAGGGGGTCAAGATGGAAGGGGATTTGACCCACCACGACAATCAGCAAGAAATTCTTTTGGACCATAACAGTTCGTTCAAGGTACTCAAGGTCACTACCGAAGGTGGACGCACCGTTGTAGAAATGGAGCAACTATGATTCCCGACGATAATAAAACTACTGACGGGTCGGATCGGTTCAGTACGGACGACGCCCAAGGGGTTGTGATCAACCCAAAGAACCCGAAACCTCCCGGATACCCCGAGAGACCCCCGTTGTCGGAAACCGCCAATCCGAAAGAAGGAAAGAAGTGAAAACCCGACACCGCCGCTGTAAGGGGAAGCGGAAGCCGAACCCCTACGTTACGACGAACGCCGCGAAGACGAAACGCAACCCGTCTCGGTACGACCCGACTCGGACGCTCACCCTCCGGAGCATGTTCGCGCGGGTGATCCGGAAGCAGTTCGCCCGTCTCCGGTTCGAGGTGTTCCGGTTGATCATAGAAGAAGACGCGCTGGGACTCCGGTCGGACAAGAACGGTTTCTTTAAACTCGCCCCGACCCTCAACGCGGGTAACCCTAACCAAGCTCGACATCCCGCCGGTACGAAAGAAGGAGGGCGCTTCGCGAAGCAAGGAGGCACCGGGTCGTCCACATCATCTACTCCGACTCCTACCGCGATCCCCGCGATCCCCGATTCGTTGACCGCGAGGGGGTTCGTCGGAGCAAAGTCAAAGTGGTATCTCGAACACGAAACGAAGCTGAAGACCGCGAAAGAAACTGAGGCGGAAGTTACGAAGTTAATGGAAGACGCGGTCAAAACGAACGCCTCCGCCCAAGCTGCATTTGAGATGAAACACGGCCCAAAAGGTAAGTCCGAAGACTGGGATAGAGAGGTCGGTTTCCAAGATAAGTCGATGTGGGACGCGATCCGCACTCGCAACGCGATCCGGGAGGAACGAGAACGACTCGAAACTACTCTCGGAGACGAAGCTCGTAAAGACTTGATGGCCGTTGCGCTGACGGTTGGAGGCGGTTCCGGGATTAGTGCGGTTCATTACGGAGTTGCTCAAGGAACTACATGGACGATCGCCGAAAAGACGGGGCATCAAGACGCGAACGATTTCCTTCGCGCTTTAGTTGCCCCTGAAGTCGGCGCGTCGGTCCCGAAGACGATCTACGCTCGCCCCGACTCCGGAGACCGCGCCTATTACTCAAAACTCCCCGATCACGTCACGTCCGATCCGACGTTCTCGGGGTGGGGAGGAACGGTTCATGTCAAGCGGACCGACGATACCGGAACTTACGTCCACGAACAAGGTCACCACTTAGAAAATCATGTCCCGGGCGCCCGAGAAGCGGCGATAGCGTTTCGAGATTCGCGAGTCAAAGGCGCCCCGCTCTCTCCGATCTACGGGAAACCGGATGAGCTTGGACACCCGGACGATTGGGGAAAGCTCTTTGCTCCGGGATCAACGGAAGCCTCTTACGTCGGGAAGCACTACCCCGCCGACCGCAACACCGAAATCGTCTCGATGGGTCTTGAACTCCTCTATCGAAACCCGAGGCACTTCGCCGAGAAAGACCCCGAATATTTCGACTTTATTATGGGTATTCTCCGAACCCCGAACCCGAAGATGAAAGGAGCGACGACGAATGAGCATCGCGACGATGCGGTTACTGAACGCGGAATTCACGATTACTTCGGAGGGTTGGACGGGTCCGAGTCACCTATCGGTAACAGTCGAGAGATTGAATCGACTCTTTCCAATCCGAACTCGGAGACCGGGAGAAGGGGATTCGGTTATCGCGACGTTCAACGAAGCGATCAAGGAACTCGGAGCAACAGTCGTCTCGGTCAATCCAACTCCGATCGTTCCGGGGAGGGTGTACTAGAAATCGAGATGCCTGAGGTATGGGAAGTCCTTAACTTCAATCCCGCTCAACCCCGCGCCGAGGACGGGAAGTGGACCGACGGCGGGGGGTTCGCGGGGAAACTCAAGGCGCTCGGGTCGAAGGCGTCTCACGTCGAGGAGTCGGTCAAGTCTTACGTGAAGGATAAGGTATCGGACGCCGTAGGACGATTACCCGAATACCTCCGCGCCCCGGTCGTGGCGACGTTCCACGCGACGAGAACGGGGGTACAAGTCGCGTTCGTAACGTGGACGGCCGGTCAATCTCTCGCGGAACGGGTCGCGAAGGAACGGGGACTGTCCGACGAAGACGCGCGACGACTCCGGGGGGTTCTATCGGGTCTCGACCTCGCGGCGATGAAACCCGTTCAACTCGCGATGGCCGCTACGGGAGTCGGCGCGACGACGCTCGGGGTCGCGTCCCTAATCCCGCCCGCTACGGCTTCTTACCTCGCGTACTCGACCGCGAAAGACCCCGTCGCGACCTACCGCGCCGCGAAGGGACTCGTAAAGGACGCGATGCGGAAGACGGGGATGGGGTTCTTAAAGGTAGGACAGAAGACGTTAGACGCTGTCGAGGAACTGGCCCGACTAACGGGTAACGAGGAGGGGACCGGGCCGAACTGCGGTACAGGATCGGGAGGATTCAAGCCGGGTAATACGTGCGCTTCGGGTTCGGGCAAGGGATTCGGGCAAGGCCCGCACGAAAAATTAAAGATCGACGTACCCGACCGCGAAGGCGAAGACGCCTTCGACGTAAGGGTTATTAAAAACCCCACCCCGAAAGAGATCGAGGCTTTAGTAGTTACCTACGGACGAGGGGGAAACACCGTAAAGGGTCTCAAGTTGGACGACGATTTGTTCGTTTGGCGTCCGGGAGATGAAGAGGTCCATCACAGTCCGATGGCGCGGGCCTTGAAATCCGCAGGGGCCACGTCCTTCTCTAAGGCGATAGTAGAGGGTATCGACCGGTTACACTTTCAGTGGGACGCGGACGCCGGAAAGGTAACGCTGTGGACTAGCCTCGAAACGCCCGAACACTTAAAGAATTGGGGGGAAAGTCACGGGTACGTCGTCAACGTATCGATCGACTCCGCCGAACTCGTCGCGTCGTTCCTATCGCGGCACCGGTTCGAGGATTGGTGCATCGCGCTCTTGACCGCCGCGATCGAGGAGACGGAGAACGTCCGAGACGGGATCAATCTAGCGGGTCGGTTGTACGAGACTTACCCGACGACTTTGGCCGCGAACGCCCGCTGGTCCTTCCACTCCGACCCCGAGAAGGTCAAGGAGTTCCAAGCCTGGCTCCGACGACAACTCGGCGCCCTCGTCCGAGGTCGATCCCAACGCGCTCTATGGGATGCTTACGTTCGGGAGGGGTTCCGCCGTGGGGCGGGGCGTTCGTTCGACGACGTTCGGCGAAAAGGACGGGGCGAAGACGATTCCGAGACGGCGAAGCAAACTCGCGCGATCTTCTTGGAGTCCGCGTTCGGTCAACCCGTCGCGGTCGAGAAGGTCCAGTTACTCGCTTCTCGGACGTTCGATGAATTGGAGGGAGTCACTGAAGAGATGGCGACTCGAATGAGCCGTGTCCTTACCGACGGGATGGTAACAGGTAAGAGTCCACGACAGATCGCTTCGGAGATGTCGAAACAAATCGACGTTTCCCGAACTCGTGCTCTGACGATTGCTCGGACAGAGATTATCCGCGCCCACGCCGAAGGGCAGCTAACTGCCCTCGAAAACCTCGGGGTCGAGGATGTCGGCGCGGCGATCGAGTGGGATACTACGGGGGACGGGAAGGTATGCCCGCTATGCGCCCCGCTCGATGGCGTGGTACTTAAAATCGCCGAAGCGCGGGGGATGCTCCCCCGACATCCTAACTGTCGGTGTGCATGGATTCCGGCCGTCGTAGCGGAGAGGGGGCAGAAGCGGACTCAGAAGCAAGTCGAAGGTGCAATCAAGAAGTCCGCGCGACTCGGGGACTACGGATTCTCTCCGGGAAAGCGGATCGCGAAGACCCGGCCGGACCTCCTCCCCGCGACGAACGAGATGAAAGAGTTTTCAAAGTTGGTAAACGACCTCGGACTAGACCTTTAACTCGGAGCGCCTAATGCCTACGTTCACCGACACCGAAAGTCGCCTCTGGGAAATCCTCAAGGACGGGGAACCCCACACCCTCGACGAATTGAAAAAGGCCGTGGACGAATACTGTAGTACGAACAACCTCCGGACCCACTTGTCCAACATGCGGAAACGTCTCGAACCGATCGGGTTGAACGTAATCTGGCAGTACAAGAGCCGGCGGCCCTTCATCCGGCTAATGAGGCGCGTGTCCAACCCTTCGTTGGAGTAAGGTTCGGTTAATTTCTACGTTTAACCTCTCGTCTCAATTCAACTCCCCACTTTCTTTCCCCCGACTCCCTAGTTAGGGTTAGGGGGATGGAATTCCTTACCGGCAATCTCTCGACGAAGGTCCGCCGCGTATTGCTCAACGGGCGGTCGTACCTCGTCGCACCAGTCTCGATGATCGTCCCCGGCGTCCTGAACGGGTCGCAAGGGGCGCTCTACTACCCGCCGGACGAAGTCGCTAAGAACGTCGGCATCTGGAACCACATCCCCCTAACGAACGGGCATCCCGTAGACAAGAACGGCAACCCCGTCTCGGCGCGTCGTCCGGACGTTCTCGAACGATACCAACTCGGATACGTCTATCGGGATCGATTCTCGGAGAAGCGCGGGAAGCGGTTCGCGGAAGGTTGGTTCGACGAAGAATTGACCCGTAAGGTCGAACCCCGCATCCTCGCGGCGATCCTCGAAAATCGACCGATCGAACTCTCGACCGGACTCTTCACGTCGAACTCTCCCGCCGTCCCCGGATCGCACTTCAACGGGAAGCCTTACGACTACGTGGCGCGGGACTACCGCCCCGACC